TTTCGTGGTGATCTGAACAGTGTCAACCTGCCGTCTGCCAACCTTCAAAACATTGGGATGCGGAATCTGCGAGAAGAAATCAACCGCCATCAAATACAAGGGGTCGGTTTCCTTATATCCGTCATCTGTCATCTGAACACTGGAGGTATACGAAGACACCCTTGCCAGTGCATTGGTGCTTTCGCCCACAATCAGCAGAGTGCTGAACCCTTCTTTGGAAATACCTGCGGTGTTCAAAGCTATGCTAACTGACACTATTCTGTCAATGTTTGCCATGCTTTAATTACCTCCATTCGACTCAATTGCGATTGTGTACTGTCTTGTGAGGATGTCAGAATCGTCAACCTTGATTTTTTCCTCCACCTCAACCTGTTCAATGACAGACAAATCGTCCAAAATCTCTGAATTAGTTCTTACAAAAAAATCGACAGATGCTCGTGCTTCTGCCGATTGTTCTAATACTTCTGTTAAATCCTGCACCGATGTCGCATTGAAGAACGCAACATTGTTGGCAAAACACTTGTCAGTAAAGGTGTCTGTTTCCATCTTCCGTGCAAGCACATTCAACTGTTCGCAGACATCATCACCTTGGTTGCCATACAACTGTACACGAAGGGTGGCAGACACAGGAACAACAAACTTGTACACCCCGGTTGTGGATGTCTTCAGAATGTCTTCCTGTGCTTCGCCAACTTCGGCAAATATCTCCAATGTGGCATAGGGTTTCACAGGTCTTGGTGCATTAGGGTAATACCAGATCACTTTGGTTTTGGGGAGGTTCAATCCTTCAGCAACCAAATCATGCACGAATTTTTTAGATGCCGAATTCATCTTGAACCACCTCCACACCAATGTACCTGTAATGGGAAATGATGTTGCTCTGCCATTCTTCCTTCATTGCGATTTTATATCGTTTGCCCAACCACAGGATTTCATCTGCCTTTTGACCACCCATCTGTGCATCAGTCAGCAGGATGGCATTGGTGTATATTTTCACCATTGATATGGTGCGATTCCCACCGGGAAGAACCTGTGTGTATTGTTCTCTTTCGCTTGCATTCAAGGGTTGCACATTGGCAATGACAGTTGTCTGTGTTTCCGTAGAATCCTGCCAGATGCCGTCTTCGTTGTAACCGCTTTGTGCTTTGCGATAAAGGGTCACTCGTGAATTAAAGAACATCATTTCACCTCAAAATCAATTGCTTCTTGTAGTTTCCCGGTGTCAATCAATGGTGCATCAAATCCTTTTTTGGCAATTGTAGAAGGTGCATTCGGCTTTAGTTTCGACCTGTCACCGATTACATTTTTTATGTCCTTCTTCATCTGTTCACCAATCGTGTTCAATGCACCATTTACATCAGCACTTGATGTTATGCCACCGACCTGCTTTTTGACTTCACTTTGCCAACCTTTTGATTCATCGGTTGCAATGGCAATAAAAGGTCTTGATGGGATTCGGCTTGTGCCATATTCGTTCCATGTGGCAACTTGGGAAATGGGAACACCATTTTTTTCACTTCCTGCACCTTGAAGCACACCTGCCTTGATGGTCTTTCCATGCAGGTTGCGATACCCTTGCACAATGTCTTTCCAACCCAAATCCCTGTCAATCACTTCAGCCATCAACCGAACCTCGTTTTGATTCCTATCGCACACAGTTTCATTATCTGCAAATACATCCTGCCATAGTAAGTCTTGTACAACAGACTCATATAGTCAGATGCATCCGGGATTGCATATTCTCGTTCAAGGTCGCCTTCTTTTTCCCTTTTGACTCCTGCGACAGAACCATCGGTGGAAGAACCCTGTGCGGTTGCATACAACCCATTCAATGCGATGATGTGTGCGACAAAATAGGCAAGTGCCAAATTATATTTCGTGCCGAAAGTATTTTTGGACACCATCGGTGAAAACAGTTCAAGCATTGCCGTCACTTCTTCGTCTGTTAGGTTAGAAAACTCCGGGGCGATCACCCTAAATACTTTCAGCACTTCATCCATGATTAAACCTCTTTCAATGCCTTGATGATTTCGTCTTTCTTCATTCCCTTGGTGTCAATCCCCTTCTTGGTTGCGATTTTACGAAGCATCGCAACTGTCTTGACTTCAAGGTCTTCTTCTGCTTTCTTGGATTCTGCTTCGGTGATGATTTTCAGTTCACCACTGTCAAGGGAATCTTGAATCGCAGGATACAGTTTTGCGATTTTCTTGATGTCGCATTCCACAGGGGTCGCAGGTACAAAGCGAACATTTCCTGCCGAAATCACCCTTGCTTTGGTATTGATAACTTTCATCGTGTGTCCTCCTATGCATCATTTACATTCCGTATGCAGAAGCAAAGCACACAGGAACATTAATCGTCACACCTAAAGTCCGTGCTACGCAAGGAACAACATATTCCAGATTGCGATACTGAACAGGCAACTGATCAAAGCGAACAGGATTTTCCTGCCTTACATACTCTGGACGGAATACACCTGCGATGATCATGTCAGTGCCACCTGTACCTGCACCCTTCAGTTCACCGATTTTCATCCATCTGCTCACCTCCGGGTGTGCCCCACGAAGGAACTCAAGGATGGTGCGATCACTGTACTGACTCTTGGGAGTGCTTTCTAACAGGTCATAAACCGCAGGAGCAAACAGTACAGTATCGGGCATTTCCACACCATTGGTGTTGTTGGAAACCTCATTGATGATCGCATTGACATCACGGATAATCTGTTCCGGGGTCTTGTCCACGAACAGTGCAGAAGAACCTGTGCCGTCGGCAGGAATGGTCACATTCGCAATGTTGGGGTTGTTGATGAACCCGGTGATTCCGTGTTCTGCATCACCGAACCATGCGATGTTGTTCAGCTTGAGGTCAATGCCCCTACGAGATGCCAATGCTTTGCGAGATTCCAGATTGACATTGCTCATCCGTGCGTGTTCAAGTTCCACATAGTTGTATCCGTAAGAGTCGGCAACAGTGTACACTTTAGAAGCAATCGTGGTTGCAACCGCTTCAGCACGAGGCAGGTCATCACCATAATCGGCAACGATTTTTGCCATGCCTACGGAATCATAGACCAACTGTAATGCCGTTTCAGCCCCGGCAGGAACATCAGTTTCTTGGGGAAAAACCCTAAAAGAGTTCAGAGGAGAATGTTCAACCTCTAACGCACGAGAACGAATGTAGTTTAACTCTTGGGCAATAAATAATGCATCGTCTTCTTTCCACTTACCTGCGGAAGAAGATTCGATATATTTAGCTTCATCCATGTCAGCTTTGAAAATTTTACGAGCCATGTTATTTTAACCTCCTTAATTATTTACGGATGCGAACGATGGCAAGTTCACCTGCACCTGCACTCGTTAAATAGGTCATGCCACTAACCGCAGACCCGGTGGAAGAACCGAACGCACCTGCGGTGGACAGGTATACAGAAGCACCTGCGGTTACACTTTCGGCAACCTCTACCCAGACATCACCAAAAGTCATAACAGGAACGGCATATTCATCCGGGTACAGGGGGGAAGCATCTGCTTTCTGTTCAAAAATCGCAATACCAATAACTTTGTTTGCGGTGACGGATGCTTTTACCTGTTTCGCAGGATCAGTTCCTCGTTCAACCGCTTTACCACAAGCAATCGCACCTTCAGATGCGAAAGAATCGATGACATCGACAGTGGAATCTGCTTTCATACCTGCGATTCCCTTATCCTGTCCGTAAGAGTACCAATCAAACAGTGCCATAATTATTTAACCTCCTTATACAGTTTGGATTCTTTTTCCATGAATTCGGCTTTTACTTTCTCCAAATCCATTTCGTCTTCGTGGGTCGGTGCAACACCACCCATTGCTTTGCGTTGTTCAGCCATTGCATCTTCATGCTGAACCTCGGTGTCTTTCGCCAGATCGAAAGCAACTTCGATGTATTCGGCAGACTTTCCGTCAAGGTTCAGTTTGGGATGCACCTTCATCACAACCGCTTTTTTGATTTCTTCATTGCTCATTTCATCGGCTTTTTCAATGCCATGCTTGGAAGCAATGGTGCGTAATTCAATCGTGGTGGCAACCGCTTCATCGAATTTCGCTTTGAAATCTGCTTCACGCTTTTCAGCTTCAGCTTTCAGTTTTTCGATTTCTGCCATCGCAGAATCGTGTTTCGCAGACAGTTCATCGAATGCTTTCTTCTGTTCGTCTGCTTTCTCGGTCATGCCTTTAAAGGCACTTTCGACTTCAGCAGGAACATCATATTCGATGTCATTGTCCAACTTGATTTTCGACATCTTGTCAACCTCCGTTTCAAATAATTGATCACCATCCATGTTCAAACGAGCATTGTGACCTGCTCTGCCACGAGGAACGATGGCTAGATGGTTATATATGATGTTCCTCTGAATAGCATCGTAATGTTCCCCACTTGGGGTCACACCAGATGTTTCTTCCAATTCGGTTTGGTAACCGCAGGAAAGTTCACGATCATCCGTGTTCAGATCATAAATGACCACATCGGCACGGATGTTTTCACCATCCTGTTTTCCTTCAGAAAGCACAGTTCCAATCGGTTTTGATTGGTTGTATGTTTCATTGGTCACCAACCCATGATGACCCATTGTGATGGGTTTCCCACGAATGGAAGCAAGGGAATCAATATTGAATGCTTCTTCCGGGGGTCGGTATTCTCGCCTTGTACTCCCATCGGCATTCTGATATATAAGAATCCCTGTCCTCCCAATGATGGGCGAATCCTTAATAAAACCTTCATCGGTTTTTATTGCTTTAAAACTATAATTGTCATATCTTTGCATTTTTTCACCCCCCTTCTGTTGCGAGAATGAAAACATGAAAAAACCACCTTGCGGTGGTTAGTCAACATATATGTAAGTTCTTGCTCGTGGATCAACCCCATAGTCATCAAGGTCAATCACAGGGTCTGCCACACACCGACACCGAATTGCCATGCCCGGATGACCATCACTCGGTGGTTTATCCCATCTGAAAATCAACCCTTGTCTGTCAGCATGGAGTGGTCGAACCCTGTCATCCATCATCGTCTGCCATCGGTATTCTTCTATACCTGCTGACCTTTGCCAATATTCCATCAACCGACCATTCAGTTTGCCCACTTGGTCAGAACCAATCAAGACGGCTCGGTTTGTTTCCACTTCGGTTTGCTTTTGCAGGAATGCGATCAATCGTTCTTCAATCTCTTCTTCTGGAACACCATCAGAAATCAACCTTGTCAGTTCATCACGCAATTTCCTCAAGGTTTCTGCTTCAAGCGAACCAATCAAGTCAAGGTTCTCACGCACCCAGATTTCTTCCATCTGCTTCAGCTTTGCCTGTGCCGTCATCACCATCTGTGCTTCACTTGATGCAATGATGTCTGCCCCGGCAGGTCTGTCCTTCAAGATGCTTTCGATTGCTTTTCGCTTTTCCTCTGATGCAGAAAGCATTGACGAAAGAAGAATGCCACTTCCAATTGCGATCATTTCTTCCTTGGTCAATTCCACATTTCGCTTTTCTGCTTCTTCAGACAGTTCCTTGACAATCTGTTGTTGTGTCCATTCTGCACGAAGACCTCTCAAGGAAACCGATGCACCGAATATCGCAACGAAGATTTCCTTGATTTCCTTGTCTGTGTATCGGTTGACTTTATCCCACATCCTGTCAACATATGGCACTGACTTTTCTTTCAGCAACAACACCGATGCGAGATATTCCATCAACTTGTCAATGTCTTCATTGGGGTCATCAGCATCCATTGTGATCTGATTGCGTTTAACCATCTGCACCATCTGTGGAACATCCTTCTTGATGGTACGGAACATTGCATCGGTCAATCCTGCAAGTTGTTTGGCATATTCTCTTTCCAACCCCATAGGGTAACGATATTTCTTTTTAGCAACAATCCGTTTCATTCGTTACCACTTCTTTGCAGAATCGCATCAAGTGACCTGTCCATGATGTAGTCTTTCTCTTCAGCAAGGGTGTTCCGTGCTTCGGTTACATCCAAGACCTGTGCATTGATTAAAGTGTTGATCGCATCTGCCTTGGTTCTCTGTGCATCTGCTTTCACCTTTTCAATGTCAGCCTTTTCAGACTTGGACAGTGACCACAGGGGTTCGAATTCAATATGCCATGTTTCCGGGAGGTTCAGATTATAATCTCTGCAAGCACCCAACATCTCAACCAACCGAACAAGATTCGGTCGCACCTTGTTCTTCTGAATTCCTTCAACCATGTTGTAGTAATTTTCAAGGTCAGCCTTCCCGGTTGCGTTCATCCCTTGGGGTGATCTGCCGAACAGTTTTGTGGCAGGAATTCCTGTGCAGGAACAGATTGCGATTTCAAACTGTTCAAGCAATTCCTTAATGCCAGACAAGGACAATCCTTTGCGATCATATTCGTCTGCACCATCGATGGCGATGCTATTCATCATGCTTCTGACCATGTCAATCATCTGCATCCGTTTTTGAACCGCAACATCTCCACCTTCGGTTGCAAGGATGTTGGTCAATCCGTCAAGCTTCACCACATCCTGCGAAAGTCTGGTCAGTGCCTGTAATGACATTTCCTGCCCATTACAATATCGTTCAAGTTCATCCTTGATGCTTTCAAACCGCTTTGCACCCCATCCAAGACGGAGGTTTCGCTGATAAAGTGGTAATCTGCCACCATCAAACCGCAAAACCCTTGATTCATGCACCCACATGGGGTTTTCACCAAATGTATTGATGTAGTATTGCTCCACATCCATGTACTGTGGTGCAGATGCATCCGTATATTGCTTGCTTCCCACAATGTTCGTCTTGTCGAACACCTTCAGCTTTTCAATCCTACGAAGACCATCATAGTTTAATGGTTCATCAAGCATCCTGCCATCGTCAGCCATCACCACGATGATGCTTCCACCATACAGGTCTGCCCAAGCAAGTGCTTCACTGAACTTGTATTGCACATCAAGGTCTTCACACAGGGATTGCACCTGCTTGTTGATTGCATCGTCATCCATTCCGTCAATTTCTACTTCGAACCCATTCCTCATAGATTCATCAGCAGGAATGTCGATGATCGCTTTGGCAATTCCATTGTATGTATATAGGTGGGTGCATTGTTGATCACTCACAAAATCGACACCTTGCCGATAATGTGCAAACGGATCAGTAAATTTGAACCCCTGTCCAAACATTGCGTTCAGATAACCATCCTGTCGCATCTTTTCTTTTCGTCTGCTCGGTATAACACTCATGATGTGTAACCACTCCAATCTGCAAATCCTTCGCAAACATCCTCACAGATGCCTGTCAGTGAATCTTCAGCATCATCGTGCTGATTCTTCCCGGTTCTTTGATATGTCAACAAGTGTTCTGCCAATTCACTCCACCGATTTTCCCATCCAACAGGGAAATATATATGCTCCATGCACCAAGTTGAGTTCGACAGAATCCTTGCGGTTTTATTTTTGGTTTGCGTAAACCATTGGACAACTGTCTTGTTGCCGTCCATCTTCTTCAGTAGTCTGTCAACATTCCGGGCGAAACCTCTCCCACCATTGTTCGATTCAATCCGTGCCACATTGACCTTGTTCCTGTGAAGCATCTCTGCGGTGGCAGGTTCTGTCACTTCCATCGCATCCTGTGTGTACAGTGCATCAAGAATATATGCTTCGTTCTGGAATGTGACTCCATACACCCACCCACTCAAATAGTCAGACCCTGTATCTGCGGTGTCTGTGTATGATCTGATTTGTTTAAATCGTGGTAGTTCACCATCGTAGGTTTTAAATGAGGTGTACAACCTGCCCCGGATGTCAATTGGTTCTTGCTGATAGTTTGCAAGGAAGATGTCCTTCGGCATTGTGGCTCGTTTGATTTCGTATGACTTCTCTGACAGGATGTCATCGCAAAGCATCGTTCCGTCATCCTGTTTTGCTTTCATCACTACATGACGGATTTTCAAACCAAGTTCACCAAAGTGCTTCAATGCTCTTCCTGTCAGATCATCGGTTGCCCATCGTGTCATCACGATCACAATCTTGCCATGTTCTTCCAACCGGGAGAGGATTGTGCCTGTGAACCATTCCCAATGCGATTGCTTGATCGTAGAATTGTATGCTTCCAAACTGTTCTTGATAATGTCATCCAGAACAAGGATGTTCGCACCGAACCCTGTTGCCGTTCCAGAAGGGGATGTCGCAAGATAGTTCTGATGACCACCTGTGAGTGACCACAGGTTCATTGCACCATCACCCTGTTGAATCTTCACATTGGGGAACACATCTGAATAAACAGGGATGTATGGGTCAGCCTTGACCATCTGAATGGTGTTTCTGACCTGCTTGCTGAATGCGGTTGACAGGGTTTCGTTATATGATCCTGTCATCACTTTCTTCGTGGGGTCTTTGCCGAATATCCATTCCACAAGGTTTCCAATCGTTCTGCTCTTCCCGGCTCGTGGTGGCATATTCACAATGAGGACATCATCATCCCCACTGACGAACCCTTCCAAGGTTTCACACAGGTCTTTCAAGTATTGGTGGTGGTAGAATGCAGGTGCTTTCAAAAGGCAATAGTCATAAAAATGTCTTCTTGCCAATTCGCACCTTGCCCCAAGTGAAATCAACTTTCTGTCCATCATTCACCACTCGCAAGTTTCCGCAGTTCTTCTTCTGTTAGTCCTGCATATGGATTGACATTGTTTGTGACATTGACATTTGTTTGTTGTTGTTTCAATGCGCCCTTTAATTCTGCCAATACTCTTGCCGAATTAGAGTTGCCCCTTCGTGCTGATGCATATAGACCGACAATCATTGCCATGTCCTGCACCATGTCTTCATCAGCAATCCCTTGGTCTTTCAGTTTCTTCTTGGTAGCTTCATCTGACACCTTGGTGTTGCCGAATATATCTGCTAGTTGTGAAAGTGTTTTCTTTTCGCCTCTAACTTTGCCACTCTTTTTTCCACCATTGGTGGTGACTCGTTTCAGTTCTTCGGCACTCATGTCAGAAAACTTTTTCCCTTTTTTTAAGTTTTTCAAACTGTTTTCATGTATCGGCATGATGTACCACCTCTATAAATTAAAAACCCCCTAAAATGGTGGTATCCGGGGGAGGACACCACCAAATAGGAGGACACACTGTGGATATTGCGTTCATGAAGACTAACACCAAGAATGGCAAATAAGTGTGAGGATGTTTCCCATATCACGCAATAAAAAAGGTGCAAGATTTCTCTCGCACCATTCCACAATAGCATTATATCACACTTCATACTGCACTTTACTGCACACTTTGGGGATTCTTCCCATTATTCCACAGATCAATGACATCCTGTTTGCATTTTCCTTGCAGATTGAACCTTGTACCACAGGAGTGACACACAATTTCGGCATGGCAATATTGGAATCCTTGCCCATAAGATTCTGTGTACCCGGACATTGCGATTCTGTCACTACCACACAAAGCACAGTTTCTCAAGTCAAAGTCAGCTTTCACATTCATCATCAGAAAAACCCCTTCCCACAAGTTTCTTCAGCTTGTTTGTTGATTTCCAACAGGTGAATCAATGCACTTCCATGCAGTTTGTATATCATGCGTTCACTGTAATTCAGTTTTAATGCGATTTCCTGCCAATCATAATAATTTAGGTATCGTTCTTCAAGCACAAGTTTTTCTTGAAAGTTATCCAATAAACTGATGACGAATTCGACTTCTTTTCGTTTGTTTCGGCATTGTGTTCTTGCTTTTTGGTATTCTCTTTCAAGGTCAACCATTTCTGCGATGACCTGTTGCCGATGGTCTGCAAACCCACCGAAGGTTGGAACATCTTGGAAGGATGTGGTTATCTTTTCTGCTTTAGAACGAAGGACGGAAATCTTGTCATTGAGGAAATTGGATTTCTTGTCATAGTACCATGCTGATCGCAGATAGTGTTGTGCTTTTGCAGTGATTTTCATTTCAATGCCCTCACTAATTTACCATTAGAGCGATGGTTGATTTCGTCTTCCGTCATCTTCAACACAAGGAACATCTGCTGAAGCATCACTTGTACATCGACCAATTCTTCACGGAGATTTTCATCATGTTCATCGGTGATATGACCATCATCTCTCCAAATCTTACAGACGGCTTTTGTCAATTCAGAACATTCTTCGATGACCATTCCCATCTGGTGTTCGCATCCGTATTTCGACAGAACCTGCCAACACAAATCTTGATTTTCTTTGTTCAGCATTCTTTCACCTCGGTTATTTTTATGACCACCCTTGCCAACTCCCCTGTGTATCGTTTCCTTGCAAACAGATCAGTGATGATGCAATCATCCACCCAAAGCAGACCATTGCAGGAATCCAAGACACCCTTGCACAGATTGTCTATATCACCATTTTTCACAATGGGTCTTATTTGCCCCACAGATGCCCCAATTCGCTTTTTCTTTGACCAAGACGATGGAATCCCCATGTAGAAGGTTAAATCGACACACAAGGCATTTTCGAATGGTTGCCAATCATCAATCTTTTTTAAGTATTGGGTCACCCAAAAGCGAACCAACTGTTTATAGTTCCTGCTTCGTTCTGGATCATAGGTGTGACCTGTCTTGGTGAACCGGGGTCTGCCTTGGGGGATGGGTTCACCATACACCACAATTTCCATCAAAACACATCCCTTCCAAAGATGACTCCAATCCAAAACCCACACAAGAACAACACTCCACCAACCATGAAAAACTTGAAACAAGTCATTCCCGGTCACCTCTTTTTGCCACAACACACAAGCAGGTGAAAAACACACCTACGATTGTTCCTGCGAAAAAACTTGCCACCATTAAAAAGAATGTTAAAAAATCAATGTTCATTTTTTATTTTCCTCACGATTCGGTCAACAATGTCTTCAAGTGTGTCATATTCGTTTGCTTCAATCTTGATTTTCCGTCCGTCTTCCATCAGCACTTTGACCCAAATGTGTTTGTTGTCAACACCTTCGAAACCTTGAATTTTTACTGATTTGACTTTGTCCATTCTTCCACCTTCGTGATTTCAAAATTCGGTTCAAAATGTAATTCCATAGAGTTGTGGACAATGGCAAATGCTTCTTCCGGGTTGTGTGCCATGATTTTGAAATGTTGTGTGCAATAGACCTTGTTGTCCACCATCTTCATTTCCACAGTAACGATGTATGTTTTCATCGGTTCGTAGTCATCTCCCTCATTGCGGTTGACATAATGTCACCAATCATCCTCTTGTGATACCAATCAATCCGTTTCTTCAGCTTTTTGATTTTCTTTTTTAGCTTTTTCTTTTTCACGATTTTTCCACCACTCTGCAAAAACAATAAACAGAAAAATACCTGTAAATAATCCAAATGATGTTGCCGTTGCCATCAAAAATACTGTTGCAAAATCACCCCATACATTCATCATTCACCACCCTTGTGTGGTTGTTTTAACCACTCAACAATAGCTTCTTCCTCATCAATTCCATTTTCCAATGCGTTCATAACAACATTCGCTACATCGTTTTTGCGTTCCAATGTTTGCAAAATAAACCTTGCCAACAATGTTGGACTTACTAATTGCAGATATTCTATGTTTGTTTCCTGCATAGGACTAACATCGCTTTTAACATATTCACCTGTTCCACCACACAACGGACATAGTGTTTCATCAAACATATCGTCAGCAATATGATACGGAACACTACCTTCTCCATTACATCTTGGGCATTTCATATTGCTCACTCCTTTTCGTTGTGTGGTTGTTTTAACCACGTAACAATGCTTTTCGCACCACACTCACCACCACGTCCGTACACGTGTTCCCAAAAGTCCTTCGGCTCATTTTCATATGGGCCAACACGAATTATTAGGTTTAGGAACTCTGCTAACTGTTCCGTATTGCAGGATTTAAGATATTCTTCGTTGGTTAAAATCGGTTTTCCGTTTTCATCCAATTCGCCCTTGCCTTTGCATTTATCACAAACAATGTCATACATTCCATCATAGTCGGCAATAAATTGCGTACCTTTTCCGTTACATATTGGACATTTCATTTTCCTACCTCGCTATGTGGTTGTTTTAACCACTCCACAATCATCTGCTCCTGCGTAAGACAGTTTCCGTTTTTTGCTTTTGTTAGGCAAACATTTGCCAAAAAACAATGGTGACATCCTGCTCCGCACAAATCAAAAGTGCTTGCAAGGTACTCTGCCAACTGTTCCGTATTGCAAGTCTGTAAATACTCCTGCTCGGTCAGTGGTTCGACAATGCCTTTGCCATCACAAACATCACATTTGTAATCGCACCAAAACTTACGCAAACCATCGTATTCCGTGGTTTTTCCTCTGCCGTCACACTTTTGACATATCATTCGTGTTTCTCCTTTAACCACCATTCCCAATCTTCTTCGTACATGGTTTTGGGATAAACATCCCTTTTTCCACACTCATGAAAGAATTTACTAATCTTGCTTAACCATTTTGCCACATCTTCCGTGCTCGCTTGCCTTAACCATTCTTCGTTGGTCATCGGTTTTGCTTTGATATATCCGTAACCATCACACCTGCGACAAGTTCTCATGCTTATATGCCCATCGTCTGTCCAAAAGTTAATATAACCACTTCCATAACACGCTTCACATTTTTCTTCTTTAGGTTCTGTCATTCTTCCACCTCAACACTTACTTCCTTTTGGTGTGGTTGTTTTAACCACTCAACTATATACCCTTTGTGCTTCTCTATCTGTGCTTCGTTTAATCCAAATTCTGCATTTACATTTAATGCTCCATCTAACCAAACATTCAGTATATACTCTGCCAACTGTTCCGTTGTGCAGGAACGCAACCATTCATCGTTGGTCAGTATTTCTTTGTAGTCAGCACATTCATTAACATTTGGACTACTCAAATCACACCCTTTAAATTTTGCACAATTCACACATTCTGTCATTCTGCCACCTCACTTCTTTTCAAAGCATTGCAATATTATCAGTTTGTTCATTGCAAAACACAGATGGTATACTGCTAATTCAATATGTTCCTTTATATCGCAAACTTCCATTGCCTTTTCGTAATTATCCGTACTACAAGAAAAAGAAACCTTTTCCAATTCGTCTTTAATATTTTTTAACTGCACGATTGCTTCTTTCATGATTCCACCTCACCGCCTTTGCGTTCCTCACACACCGTACACGCTTCCGTTTTTATACGTTGTTCGTTTTCCACTATATCTGACATTAAATCAAAGACCTGCCGTTCAATGTAGTTGATACGTTTCACAAGACTTAACCAATCAGCAACACCTGTGTCTGTGTTCAAATCACATGCGTTTTTTGTATTGTTTTTAGCTAAATCTAACTTTCCCAAAACTTCGTCAAGACATTTTATTAACTTAATCATTCTGCCACCTCACCCCGTCTAATTTTTCCTCAACCAAGTCAAGTGCATATTTTATCGTATCAGCTTCACTTCTTATTGCTTCAATCTGTTTAATGTACATTTCTTTCCACATTGTTCTTTCTTCTTTATCCCTTTGCACAGAATAAAAAGCAATTTCATTTTCCAATCGGTCATATATGTGCCACAAGACTTTTTTCCGTTCAATCAGTTCTTTTTCTGTCATTCTGCCACCTCACAACATACAACCTTCCAAACATCATCCATGAGGTTCTTGTTCCATCTCAATAATTTTTTATGCCATATTAATTTCGCTTTGTGTATCATGCGTTTTCGGTTGTTCATTCTGCCACCTCAAAATCGGCACACACTTCGCTCATATCACGAACCGCATATGGAATTCGGTCACGCACATCTGCAACTTCCTTTGCTTGCTTGTGCATTGCATATGGTTGCGCCTTTTCGCATTCACGATAATGTTTGCAGGATTCCGTCCTGCACCAAGTCCTGTCCATGTAGTACATCATGGAAAAATCACCTCACAGACAAGATTCCTGCGACCGAATTGCCAACATTCATCCTCGGTCTGCATAAAGATGTCTAAACAGTTTAACCTGCCATCACCAAACCTGTCTGTCACAACCAATCGTCTTCCATCTTCGGTTTTGATGATTGTGCCGAATGGAATCCACTGACCATTGATTTTGTCACAAGCACACATCCCCACTTTAGGCATGAACCCACTTGCGGTGGGGTTCATGCTATGGGTATAGGCTGAAGCATTTAGTGTGACGATGATGGCAAGGATATACAACAACCTGCCCATCAGAATGATACCTCTTCATCGAAAGGAACTTCTTTCCCCATGCTTGCCATTGATTTTGCTTCTTTGCGTTCAATGAATTCAAAACTGTTTGCGATCACTTCTGCAACATATCTTTTTGTTCCATCTTTCGCTTCAAAGTTTCTAATCTGCAACCGACCTTCTACCAGAAGACGATGACCCTTCTGGCAGGAATTACCAATCAGTTCAGCAGGTTTTCCCCATATCACAACAGGGATGAAATCTGCTTCTTTCTTTCCATCTGCCCCTGTGAATGGTCTGTCAACCGCAAGGACGATTGATGCAACAACCTTCTGTGAAGGGGTGTATCTGATTTCCGGGTCTTTTGTGAGTCTTCCAAGCAAAGTGATGTGATTAGACATTTTTTATTCCTCCTGTCAGCATTTCTTCAATTTCGCTTTGTGTTTCGGCAACCAATATATCTCTTCCGTCATTGTCGATGATGTGTGTTACCATCCCACTTCTTCTAAAAGAACCATCGTGTGTAACTTCTTCTCTTTCGTAGAACCTTTTCACATAGTCAAAATTGACCACAATCCTTTGACCTTTTCTTGTTCCCCAAGGGTCAAATCCATCAAACTTGTGCAAAACAACCAAATTCATTTGTATTCCTCCTTAAAATAAACTCTGAATTATGTTTTCTTTTCGTGTTCCTGTTCCGTCGATTTTCATGTCAAAATATGGTTTTATTTCCGGGTACATACTTTCAAAGGTGTGCAGGTATCGTGCCGATGAACTGTTCATCCCATTCGATTCTTCTGCAAATTCCATCAGTGATTGCTTTTTGTAAAAGCTTGATTGGTTCGACCATCTTGCTATGGTTACAATGACACCTCGGTAGGGTGATTCCTGCCATTTATAAAACCTTGTCACATATGGGGAACATTTCCACTTCATCAAGATTTTGATTCGCTTCATCAAACTGAAGATGTCATTCACCCAAAAGTCATGGTCATACTTTCCTTCGTAGTCGAACCCACACAGTGTGTAAAACTTCAGAAATTCATCGGTGTACTTCTTTGCGATTGCAAGTTTGGATTCAATCAGATCAGCATCTTTCAGATGGTCAAATGCAAAGTAATAATCACCAAACCATTTTGATGCGAATATCACTTTCGCTTTTTCATCTGTCAGCAATCTTTCATCCATCCCCTGTTTAAACTGAAATGGTTTCCCGGTTGCTTGCAGTTCCTCAAAGATGTTTCTCCATTCACCACACCCAAGGACATTGTCATCCAAAAGAATGATTCGCTTGGATTCCTTTGTCATGAATTCATCCACATGGGAATGCCTTGTCACCGCATTGTAATTTTGGTTCACACAGAATGGACAGTGCCGAAAACATCCTCTTGTTGTGAAACCGATGTCGGTGTCTTTGTAGAACAGAAAGTTTTTTGATCCGTCATCTTTTTCTTTCAACCATCCGTCATATAAGTGATAATCTGGTTTTGTGTGTTCAATCTCTTTCGGCAGAGGTTTGGCTTTATCGTAGAAGAACCCTGTTCCGTTATATTCCACATTGGGGAGTTTCAGCACCCACCCCGGAACAGGTGTGTCAGTGAACACCTTTGCAATGTACACCTTGTCATAACTTTCAAGGTTGTCATAGGTGGTTAATAATTCGACTTCACCCCCCCCATTTTTATGCCATGCAGATAGCTTCATGCACACAAGATTGGGGAATCGGTGTTTTGTCCTGCCGATTAAGTCTGCATCAATGATTCCAACTTTCATGTGATCTCCTCATAAATCCGTCAATTTAAGACACACCAAACCTTCTTGAATGAGTTGTTCCTTGATTTTTTCAGAATCGATGTCTTCTTCCCCACTGATGCAGGCTTGCATCCAAGGTTCACAGGCTTTTAACAACCGCATTGTTCTTTCGTTGCCAAAGGAAAATTCGTCATGTAACTTCAGCAACAGACTCATGAAAGCATCTCTGACTCCATCGTTGTATGCTTCGTTATAGTGATATGGCATATGCTCAAGTAATTGTTTCTTGTTCATTGCGAGATATTTGCGTTTAGATTCCCGGTTTAATCTCCATTTCATGATTCCATTTCCTCTGAAATCCTTTTCAATATCCAATCTGCAATCGGTTGTGCCATTCCATTTCCAATTGCTCTAAACCTTGCGGTCTGACTACACAATTTGCTATTGATTTTTGTCCAATCGTCTGGCAAACCCATTAATCTTTCTGATTCCAATGGTGTCAACCTTCTGATGTATCCATTGTCTTCCACAATGGTTTCTGATCCTCCACCATAGTTTCCCCCGGAAGAACGCAAGGGGGATGCTTTAACACATCTTCTCCATCCACCAAATGTGTATGATTCGTAGCACCGACTTGTTTCAACAATGTTTCCATCAGTTCTGGTGGGAGAGGTTGATTCCTTTTCCTGCTTCGTTTCAATATCCCTTCGCAAGCATTTTTCGACAAAAAGTATTTTGGATGCACACCTGTCTTTTGTAAAATCGCAGATAAGGAAGATTCTTTCCCTTCGTTGTGGGAGGTAACATTCAGAATTGATGCTTCTCCATGCAACATCACATCGTCTGCTTCTAACCAATCCTGCGTTCGCCCATCGTCTACTAATAGGCATTGGAATTTCGGTGTCTGTATATGATGCCAATACAGTACGGAAATCCATTCCTTCGTTGCTTGTAAGCATTCTTGTACATTTTCGAGAATACAAACTTTGGGATATACCCCCCCAGAGGACATTCGCATCTGTCGAACAATTCTAATTGCTTCGAAGAACAATCCACTTTTTTCACCTTGCAATCCTTCTCTATCGCTTTTTGCTACACTTAAATCTTGACAGGGAGAACCCATGCAAATAATGTCAACCGCAGGTATTTTGCTCCCATCTATTTTTGTTACATCCCCCAACTGAATGGTTTCCGGGAAATGTTCCTTCGTCACCGCAATTGGGAATGGTTCAATTTCGGCTGACCAGATCGGTTTGATTCCGTTTCTGATTCCTGCCAATTGCCATCCACCAATTCCATCGAACAAACTTCCAAGTGTCAGCATTTTAAACACCCCTTTATTTCGCACCAAAATCGTCACCACCGCATTTTTATCGGTGGGTTGGTATAATTACCCTTGTAACCTGTAATTCTTATCCCTGTTGCGTGTTACATCAACAAGATATGCTTTGCTTTTTTCGATTATCCTGCTCCCGGTTGCTTCATCAATGTCAAGCAACTGATTGGAATCGTATTCGCAGGATATGATCGTCACCTTGTTCGCATCCAAATATCGGTGATTGATAATCTGAAAAGCAATATTGACATCGGCTTGTGTTGGCATCTGTCCTGCTTGGGTCTTGAACAGGTCATCGATGTACAGAACCGGGGTGTTGCACAGTTCCATCAGTTTGAAATGGTATTCCTCATGCTCATTGACAATCGACTTCAGTTGAACCGCTTCATCTCTCCAAGTCATGTATTTGCATTGCGACCCTTTGCTTGCCAACTCATGAACTATTGCGGTGCAGATGTGGGTCTTGCCACAACCGACCTGCCCACCGATGAAGAACCACTGTCCTGCAAGGTATCCGTCTTTGGCATATTGCATTGCCTTTTGTTTGATGTGCTTCTGGAATGACTTGTCTGTGTAAAAGTTTTCAAAGGTCATATCCCTTTTGATTCCTGCTCTTTTTACCGATTGGTCACTCTGAATCTGTGCAAAGCAATCACATGGTTCAGCATATTCATATCCGTCATACCAATAGAACCGATAACCTATGCCACCGCACAAAGGACATTGACCATCTTTTGCTTCCGGGGGAACATATACTCGTTCTTTAAAGTGTTCACCCCTTCGGCACATCAAAAGCTTGTCTGCATCAGACAACGATTCCCTGTCCGTACTTTGGCACATTGTTGGGAACTGTGTCTGTATTGTGCTTTGCACCTGCTCCATCTTCTTTTCTCCTTGCGAAACTCATTGCGGTTGTTCTGATGTACCGAATCCCCGGTGCTGAAGATATGTTTGCCTGTCGCACCGCATATGCAACCGCATCCTTCCCAAAATCCTTGACCAGATCATCCAATTGGGTTGCCTTGTAGGAACCAACCAACCCAAATCTTTCTTCGTAAAGTTTGATTATTTCTAATCCGTCATCAGAAAGTCTTTTTTCAACGAATTCAACATCGTCATTTTCTTTTAAAGAATTTTCTTTTTTATCTAAATCTAAATCTAAATCTAAATCTATATTAGTTGGATTCGTTGACGGATGTTCGTTTCGTTTAACACTTTCAACATCCGTCAACGCTTGTTGATTTCGTTCAACAGAAGAAACCATTTGCTTCTTTTGTTTCCTTTTTTCAGCACTTATTCTTCCTGCTTCAGATGTTTGACGAACCTTTGCTTGGTAGTGTTCCCTTAATGCATCCATCTTCGGCTTGATGTTGGACAACCATGCGAACCGCAGAATGTCATCGGTGAATCCCGGTTCGATTCCGTCTTTTTCGTATGCGATCATTCCCTTGATTAATGCACCGCATTGTTCTTCGGTCAGCAGGTTGAACATATCTGCCCATTCAAGCAGGAAGCAGAAATATGTTTTCTCCACTTCATCACTTCCATTCCGTTTTCATCAGTTCAATCTGTTCCTGTGTCAGCACTTGGATACCAAGGTCTTTGGCTTGACCGACCAAAAAATCCACCAAGACCGACATTTCTTTTGTGTCATAAGAACTACTTCCGTAATATGCCATCAAGATTCGTTTGTTCTTGTCCAATGTCTTTGTCAGCCATCCTTCACCATTGGTTCGCCACTTCGCTTTGAATCGTTCCATCGCTTCGTCTTCGGTGAACTGAAGGATGTCATATACACCAACATGACCGATTGCATCTCGGTAGACATCTTCCTTGGTATTGCCCACCACATTTGCTATTTCCGTGCAGATTTTCCAACAGAACGCATTCGAATCCAATGACCTTTTTTTACGGATCAGTTTCAGTTCATATTCCAGATTGGGCAGGAACTTTTCCCGGAATGCTTCCAAGATGGATGCATAAATCTGTGGGATTCGCAATGTGACGATGATTCCTGCCCCTGTGTTGACCATTGAACAATCGTTAATTTTGCACCGCATTTTCTTCCACCAAACTGTACCTTGCATAATGGGTCGGTTTTCCCCACCTGTTTCGCCCGGTTTCGATTTCCGTTTTGACCTTGTGACCATCTCGTTTCATTTCGCTGATCGCACAAGCAAGCCTTGTGTACCCAAGGTCTTTAATTGCATCCATCGGTGTGATTGAACCGAATTCTTTCATGTATTGATAGACTCGTTCTGCTCTATTCATTGTTACCTCCAAGTGTTTTCACGGATTCTGAAATGTCATACGATGTGAATGGTTCATAGTCACGAATCTTGTACCCTTTATCTCTCATGTAATCTTCAAAATATAACCTTGTTTTTGTTGATTGTCCTTGATTGTAACAAGATGAAAATTCCTTTAGTGCGTTCTCCAAGTTTGCCATTTGTGTGAATTTGTGCTTATATAATTTGCACTTTTTCAACATTCGTGCATGATCATATCCTTCAAATTCAACCATAACTTTAACCGCAATATAGAAAGCTTCGTTCAACCTGTGCGAAAGTTGTAGTGCATTTTTAATTTCGTTTGTAAAATTAAAGATTTGTATTACCTTGTTTTTATCATCATCGGTGAAATTCAGTTCACCAGAAGCAATTTTGCTCTGACTATATTTTCGTTTTCCGTTTTCTTTTACAGACATATTGTCTGTCTGATTCACAAGTCGGAGCATAAGGGGGAAGGACAGGTTTGTAATTTTTTTACATTCCAAAATCCTTTTGTAATTTTCATTCCCGGAAGATGCAAAACTTGTGGCAAATGTCATGGTTGACCATTTTGTGTTGTATTGGTTCATTCTTCTGCAATCTTCAATGGTTGCACCGGGAGAAACCAAAAATTTGATTGTCCTGCCCAAACTTTTTAATGCTTCAAACCGACCCTGTCCGTCAACAATTTCCATTTTTTCATTCACAACAATGGGGTTCAAAATTTCTTTTTCACTAAAAGATGCTATTAGCTTTTCTGCTCTAGCTTTGGTTACATCCCTATTGTTTTCTAATTCCCTAAAAAGGGAATAATCTTTTGTTTCATACACACAACTGATGACACTAGCTTTTCTTGTGATTAATGCTCTGTTGATAACCTCTGCCATTCTGCTCATTATTGTTTCCCCCTTGTTATTTCGTTCTTGTGTTCCATGCTTCAACACAATCTTCCGTGTTTTTGTAAAGCCTTGTTCCTGCACCACACCGAACGCAGGAAACCTTCCGTCCGTACTCTTGATCGTTTTTTGCAACAACTTTTTTCACAACCGCAATTGCCCCACAAAAAGGACAATTTTCAAGATTTACATCGGCAACCACTTTCTTTTCCATTGTGTTCCCCCTTATAAATAGTTTCTGCCGAACACCTGCATCCACTTTTCGTGACCCCACACGATTTCGAAACAATTCTGTGCCAACTGTTTGAACCACAGGTCAAGGTCTTTGTTCCCATGCACACCATACTTCTGATCACGATGGTGGTATGCACACAACCACACTGTCAGACCATATTTGTCTGCCAACTTCCTTCCTGCCGTTCCGTGTATGCAATGGTGTTTTTCAAGGTTGAGAGTGCCCCCACACATGAAGCACTCTCGGTCTTTTTGAATGATTGATTTCATTTGCCACCCTTTATGATCGCAATGCGTTCATCGACATATCTGCTGATTCCTTCGAACCTTGCATCCGTTTTGAGGTATTCCAATGCTTTCAATGACAGGTCATCCAAGTTTTTCCACTCAAAATCCCCATTCCGTGTTTTCGCCTTGACCAGAACAACACCACCATCGAACAATCGCCAATTTTCCATCGCATCAAGCTTTGTTTGGTTCTTTTCGATTGCTTCCTGCTTTTCTGCTTCACGATCAGTGTTGTCATATGCATCAGAATCTTTTTCTGAAGATAATGCAAAAAGTGATTCTAATGCTCGTTTCTTGCTATAAGATGAAGCCGTGCCTGTCATCTGTGCCAAATCCATCCCCTTCTTCTGTGTGGGGAATTCTGCCCACCCCGGTGCAGAAATAACTTTTCCCTGTGATTCCCCATCGCAATCCCAAGAAATCAGTTCTGCGATGCTTTTCAAGAAAAACCTACCTTCGATGACTTCCACAGAATCTGTCAGCAGGATGGTTGCTTCATACTTCATGCAGAGAGGTTTCAGTGCTTGCAGGATTCCTTCTGCATTCCTATAGTTAAACCCACCATAGGTGTTCTTCTGGTCTTTAGGTGCTTTCAATTCGTTCTGTATTTTGCACAGTTTTTCAAAAATGTTCATTTTGTCCTCCTTTTTAAAGCCTTGCAGATTGTAGCGGTTACATCATCGATGCACTCCATGAACGCATCGTGGTCAATGTTTTCGTCTTCCAACAATTTTTCCAACAGTTTGTTGATTTCCATGACCCTTCTGTCACGCAATTCGAATTCTTCGTCCGGGTCTTTGCGTTCCCAATCACCCATTTTTCTGTTCCTCCAATCTTTTTCGTTTTTCTATCGAATATCGTGGGTCTTTTGAAATGTATCCTTCCCACCGATTCCGTTTGCCGATTCCCAACTTCTTTTTCAGAACAATACTGACATATTCCCTTGTGCATCCCACTCGTTCTGCAATCACACTGTGTGGTAACTTACCCTTGTTTCGTCTGTAAATCTTGATGATTTTTTTCATCTTTTCCCCGGAGCAAGAGGTGTCCTTTTTTGTCCATCCTCTACTTTCAGACACCCCACACCACTTCTGAAGCACAGTGCAGGTTGTTTGCTTTGTGCATATAGCTTCGGCTAATGCATACCATCCGGGGTTGATGATTACCCCGGACGGATTCTCGCTGACCCATGACCGATGGATTTTGATACCCATCTTAATCACGCACCCTTGCACCGCATCAAAAACCCTTTGTCTTCCTTCAGTTCTGCATCCCATGTGCCGATGCTGATTCCATGCACACATTCCGGGAAGGTAATGTTGTCCACATAGGTTTCAGCTTCAGACAATGCTTCGTCATAGTCAGATGCAACCGCAGGAACAACAAGGTTCACCTTGACCTTCACGATGTACCCGGTGATGGAGTGCATTTCCATTTCGGTATAGATGTCATATTCATCAACATCATTCTGCTTCAGCACTTCTTCGATGATGTCATATGCTTGGTCTTCTGCTTCCCACACCATTTGGTCGGTGTCCGGGATTGACACATTGTATTCACAGTTCAGTGCGACCACATAGTCATGCACATTCGTTTCTTTGTACCAATAACTCATTTGTTCTCCCTCCGTTTATCTTGCCCAGATTCCATACCCTGTTATTGCATACACAACACATTCTGTTGCGATCACTATCATTGCACCTGTTCCAAGCATCAGCAGGAAATCTCGTTTGTTCAGCATCATCCCCACACTTTCGCAACGATGTACATCCCACCCCAAATGGGGAGAATGAATGCCAATGCCATCTGTAAAGCCGTCAACAGTTCTTCCCGGTTCAGTTCAACATTTTTCAACATTTTTGCATTCCTCCTTTGCAAGTAACCTGTTGAAATCTTCCTTCGTGGAATCCGTCAATCCCACGATTTTGTAATCTGCATGACAGTTAAATCTGCCAACTTTCAGTTTCATCTTCCCTTCCATGCTTGCACCCCTTTGTCAGTTTAAATCCACCCTTTAAATCATAATAAATCGGTGACATTGCACTGCAAAACTTTCGCAAGGGGTTTCAACTTGTCACATCTCGGCACTGCCTTCCCGGTTTCCCAAGCACTCACAACCGCCCTTGTGACCTTCAGTTTCTTGGCAAGTGCATCCTGCGTGAATCCTCGTTTGATACGCAGTTTGTTGATTCGCTTGCCCATCTTGAACGCTACCATCGACCCACCTCCTTGTTAGTTTCATTTTGTAAGTTTAAATCTACCTCTACCCTAATATAGCATAGTTATTTTGCTATGTCAAGCTATTTTTTGCAAAGTAACTATGCGTTGCAATAGAATAGTTAATTTGCATATAATCAAGTTATGGAGGTGAGTATTATGACAAAAGAAACAACTGCATCAAGGCTTCGTGATTTGCGTATTGCCAAAGAGGTTTCCCAATCTGATGTGGCTCGGTATTTAGGCATTGAAAGAGCATCCTATTCTGCCTATGAAAGTGGCACAAGCAGACCTGTTCGTTATATGGATAAACTCGCATTGTATTTCAATGTCAGCACTGATTATCTGCTTTGTCTGTCTGACAACCCACAACCAAAAAAACAAGGGTTGAACGAGGAGGAAAAGAAATTGCTTGACCAATATTGGTTACTAAATGCCGAAGGAAGATTGGCACTGAATCTGTACATTGAATTTTTAGTTTCGCAGGAAAACTACACGAAAAAAGTTGCTTCATCCGTATCGTAAAATGAAAGAACCCCACCACTTCGTCAAGTGATGGGGTCTTTACAAGGAAGGTATGAAAAAAGTACAACAACGAAAAAAGGAGAACAATAAAATGATTAAAGGAGTACAACTAAAAGGGGTGATTTATGGCAATTGGAGGTTTTGCCATGCTTTATTTTACCATTGAAAAGTCATTTACTGAAAGCAGGTCATTATGAATGTAGCAATCTATACAAGAGTTTCCACACAACAACAAGCTGAACATGGATATTCAATAGAAGAACAGGAAAATGCTTGCAGAAAAAAAGCATTGGAATTGGGTGCGACTTCAATCAAGGTTTATCGTGACAGTGGGTTTTCTGGTGCGTATCTGGAAAGACCTGCCTTGGATGATTTGCGTGATGCGGTTGCACAAAAGTTGCATGATCTGATTGTCATCTATGACATTGACCGATTGTCAAGGGATACCATGCACCTGCTTCTGCTGACAGAAGAAATGGAAAAGAATGCCCAATTGGTGTATGTGAATTCAGAGTATTCACGAACCCCGGAAGGACAACTCTTTTTTGAAATTCGTGGGAGTTTTGCCAAATATGAACGAGTGAAAATCCAAGACCGATTCCAAAGGGGCAAAAGGGGAAAGTTGAGGAAGGGTCTGCCGATTTCAGATCATCACATTTTTGGGTTCGATTGGAATGGTGAAAACTACATCGTCAACCCTGTGACGGCTGACATCGTGCGTTCTATCTTCGACAGGTATGCAAACCACATCGGTGGCATTCAATCGGTTGCTGATTGGCTGAATGGTAAAGGCATACCATCCCCACAAGGGAAGGTATGGTCATCCACTGCGGTGAATCGTCTGCTTCGGCAGGAAATGTACACAGGGGAATACTTTTCCTATAAGATGTACCACAAGAAGGTATCAGCACGGAAATTCACGCAAATACCAAGAGATTCTTCTGAATGGATTCCCATGCAATGTCCGTCCGTTATCAGCCGGGAACTGTTCGACAGGGCACAAAACAAACTTCACAGGAACAAAACCCAAAAGATTCATGAAACAAACCATATTGCATTGTTCTCCGGGGTTTTGTACTGTGCAGATTGTGGAAGGAAGATGTTGCCAACTTGGAACAGTAAAAAGTCATACAGGTATTATCAATGCTTCAGCCGGGTGCAGAAGACCCCTTGCAAGAATCATGTTGTCGGTGTGGATGTATTGGATGCAATGGTGTGGGAAATCATCCAGAAGACCTGCCGAAACGAAACCATGCTGAAAAGGTACATTGCCCAGAAGCAACCCAAACCGAAAGATGATTCTGATGCGATCAAGAAACAGTTGGCAGGAATCGAAACAAAAAGACAAGCAATCATGTCATGGTTCAGTGCCAACTTGATTTCGGATGAAGAATCAACCCAAAAACTTCAAGCACTCAAGAAGCAGGAACAGAATCTGACCGAAAGATTGCAGACAAAAAAAGAGGACATCCCCACTGATCAGATCGTGAAGGATGTCCGTCATCGAATCACCCCGGAAGACAAAAGGCAATTCGTCCTTGACCACATCAGCAAGGTCATCGTTTTACGGAAGGATTTCGTCAATCGTTACGATGTTGACCTTGATGTGACCATCATTTTCGGTTCTTAATCGTGTTTATGATACATCTATGCCCATAGATGTTGCAAAAACAAGATTAAACCCCTTTTAAGGCACTTAATTAGCCCATACAGACAAATTAAAAACCTGCACGATAATTGTATCATGCAGGTCATTAAAAATGCAATACAGACGATTTTGTGAGGTTGTTTTTCCCCTTCAATAAAATTCTGCGGTGCGAATGTTGTATTTGTCGAATTCTTTTGCGTATCTAATTACATCGTAGGGGGTTGCCCAATCGCAAGCAAGGGATTCGTCACCACATTCGGCATTGTAACCTTCGTCTTCTGCCCAAACGATGGTGTATCTCTCGCACCATCCGTCCTCGTCAACTTCGTCACCGATTTTGATGGCAGGTGCGGTGTAGGAATATTCACCTTGTTCTGCAAGATAGTCATCCGGGGTTGCTTGCCGAACAAGGATGTACCTATCACCATCGAATTCCACAACTTCCCCTGTGTGGAACACCAACTCTTCTGCATTGTAGGTCTTGCCACTCTTGTCGATTGCAATCTTGGTTTCTTTGCTGATAATCATTTTACTTCCTCCATTTCCTTTTCTAATGTTGCGATGATGAATGCCTGTTTCGACATCCCCATTTTTTCAGCACATTCCTTCAGCTTTTCATTGAATCCTTTTTCTGTGACGAAGGTGATTTTTTCCCGGTTCGCCTTGACCCATTTTTTGGTTGCCTTGTTGACGGCTTTACTGTATGTCATGATCGTCACCTACCAATTGAATTCTACTTTCCATGCATCTGCTTCCCATGTCCTGCCCACGAAGGTGAATCCGTCCACCCATGTGCTGATGTGTTTCACCTTGCGTTCGTAGGGTTTTCCGTCAAAATCAAATTTTACTTTGCGTTCGTAGTTGTTTACTTCGATAACATCTGCCGTCAAGGTTTCCACACCATTCTGGTCTTTGTGCAGGTGTGCCACTCTGCCATGCATGACTTTCTTCGGTTTGTTGTAGAATGTTACTAACTTCATGATGTTCCTCCTTATGCAAACTTCTTATATTGGTTGATAAACTTCCGTAGTGCTTGCACCTTTTTCTTTTCGTCTTCCACCCAATCCTTGCGAATCATGTACTTTGTAAGTTGTTCCCTGTCCATCAATGTTTCCAATGTCATCTTTTCGTCATCCATGTCATGCAATGCATCATATTGGTTTGTTCCTTCTTCGTAGTACATATGCAATTGATATTCGCATTCTTCCACCATTTCCGGGATTCCCCAATCTTCCGTTTCTTCAGAATCGTCCGTGCCAATCGTGTTGAATCCCAACCCAAGATAGTACATCAATTCGTTGTACTTCTTGATTGCCGTCTTCACTCTTCTTTCGCTGATTGCCATTTTTACATCCTCCCTTTTTGTTATCTTACCATGAAGGGTGACTTGGTGTCACCCTGTTACTGTTTCGTTGCGATAGTTTTCCAATACTTGTCACTAATTCCTTCATCTACCAACCAACTTGGGCAGAACACATCTCCGTTTTCATCCACTTTGCAAACCGACTTTGCTATCCATTGGAACTTGGTAACATCGCTGAACCTAAAACAATGTGTCTGTATCAAGTATGCCTTTTTGGTTTCCTTGACCACTTCCCGGTACACATAGTCAGAACCGAATGGGTTTCTTTTCGGTGGTGCTTCGATTTCGATTCCATTGATTGTCACCTTCATTTTGCTTCCTCCTTTTCATTGAAGGGTGACTTTGGTGTCACCCTTGTTTATGCTTTCCTGCATCTGATCAGTTTGACTTCGGTGTCGGTCACTTCTTTTACTGTTGCCTTCATTTTGAAGGTTTCGCCCGGTTCTACACCATACAGACCAACAACACAAGCGGTTGTGGTATGTGTGTAGGTTGTTCCGTCCAACCCCTTGAATGTGTATTCTTTTGCAAATCCATTCAAGTAACCATGTTTGTCGATGATTTTCCTTGACTTGCGATCAACCATCGTTACTTCGATTTCAATCTTCTGTCCTGCGTTCATCATTTTGCTTCTTCCTTTTTTGTGTGGGGGTGGTTGCCCACCCCGTTAGTTTACCAATTTGGTTTGCTGATCGTCAGTTCAACTTCATCATCATTGCAAATTTCCCGGTCTGCCAACTTCCTGCCATCAAACTTCATGATGATGTTTCCTGCACTGTCGATGATTCTGTATCTGTTTTTCACATTTGCGTTTTCTTCGGTTCTGATGATGTCTGCCATCACCATCAGCAGGTCACTGACATTGTCAGAGGAACTTGTATGGTATGTGGTCACCGCATCCAAGAATCTCCATTCCTTTTGGTACATCGGTATCGTCTGAATCATGTACATTGTCATTTTGTTATCCTCCTTTTATTTGTTCGGTGCGGTGTGCCATGCTCCCGCCCCTCACTTTCTGACTATATTATATGACTTGTCATATAACTTTGCAAGTGTTTTTTTAAATTGTTTTTAATTTGTAGTCAATTTAGGCAAAAAAATAAAGGGTGCATCCCGGAGGACACACCCAAACGGATACTTCTATCCGTACTAGCTTATTTCACCGCACAACCCACACCAACACCGATCAGCAGACACCAGATGCGGTTCTGCCAAACCTGTCTTCGGTGGACGGCTCGTTCTTTATTTATTTTTTGCTTCAATTCCGTCAATGATTGCTTGGATTCGTTCAGTTCTGCTGATAGCAGATTCAAGTCTTTTTTCTGCTCGGTCAGTTCCTTCTGTAATTTCAATAACGAGTCCTGTGCTTGTGCTAATTCCTCTCGCAACTGATTCGATGGTTTTTTGATTTTGGTCAATTCGTTTTGACATTCCATCAAGTCTTTGTTCAGCAGATTGAATTCGCTTTTCAAGGTCTGCCACTGTTCCATCGGTATCGTGATGGATTCCGTCATTCCTGTTGGTGTCATAGTGTAACCAACTGAACACGAGAAGCACAACAAGGATAATAATAATAGAAAGATAAGGTCTGCTATTAACCTGCTTTTTCCATTCATCCAATTAATCTCCCCCTTGGTAATGTTGTTCATACCAGATAGCCTTCCCACGAAGGGTCTGCATCATGTTATATAGATTCTCTCCGGGGCAAGCGGTTGGCATTAAATCCCTGTGACCCTTGACATGATCTGCATCAGCAACCAATCCATACTTGTCGCACAACCATCCAATCAAATAAGATGTGCTTTCAATCTGTTGCGGTGTGGGTTCAGCAAGTTCAAAATTCCCACACACATGGATTCCAATACTGTTGGAGTTGTACCCATATGCGTGACTTCCAATTGCCCATTCTGGTCTGCCGAATTCAATATCACCATTCTTCCTCACAACATAGTGATACCCTATCCCACTCCATCCGTTATTGTAGATATGCGATGCGTGAATCTGTTCAGCACTCATATCATCATTTGTGGGATTCCCGGTGTGGTGTATGACAATCAAATCGGTTGTTTCTCTTGCGTAAAGATATGCAAATTCAAGTCCATAGTCTGTTATTGTCGGTGCAATCGTTTCAATCACCTCACTTCCAAGGATTTATGCAAAATGCTAACATACATCGTTTTGTGCCATGAACATTTTGGAATTTCCAACCAAGGAATATTTTCCACCGAAATTTTTTGTAGGATGGTCGGTCATATTTAAAACAAAATGCGTAATTGGTTTTGAAATAAATATATCCCTTTTCGTTTATGACTTTTACGATGTCTGCTTCGTTGACAATTATGCCTGTCACATAATAGCTAAACCCATATGCACAATTTCGGTACATCCATGTCAATCGGCATACATACCTTTGGAATCGTTCCCATCTTGTGAAATGTGGGTCTAACAGGATAACATACGCACGATATTCACCGATGGTTTTCTCTGCTTCTTTGCTTGAAATGTACTTGTAATGCCGATTGAAATCGTATTCTGCAAATCGTGGCACATGATGACCATACACCATCCAATCAACATCAAGGTGGTCATCCCAATTCGCCCACCACTTGAAGATATTCGGCAGGTTTCCCACTTCGTCAGCAAATAGCAGGACAAACGGATTTGTCAAATAGCAGATTGCATTGAAAAGCAGGTCAATAATTGCAAGGATAAACCATTTGATATATTTCATTTCATCGCATCCTTTTTCTTTTGCAAAAGTGTTTTGATGCTATCTGCCACACCGATATTTGCAGAGGATAAGTTTTCCACGATGCTCAATGCTTCAGTAAGCGAAATCATTGATATGCCGATAACACCGATGAATGGAACACCACCCACCTTTTTGATGCTTGAATCGGCAAGGCAACAAGCGAAGATTAGTATGGCATATGTAATCATCTTTGATGCAAATTGGTTTTTCATCGCAGAAGAATTGATATATCCAAATCGTCTGCATTCCATCAACCATTTGATGTACAACCAAAGGCAACCATATTTTGCGGTGAATTCCTTGCCATAGGTTTTTTCCCAATAGTCATGGCTTAAACTAATCCATTTGGAAAACAAATCCAAAAATTCAAGTCCACAAAATAATGCCAATAGCGAACCGATGTCTGCCAAAGATGAAATGACCACACTTCCCACGATTTTCGCAGGAAGGTGGTCAACTAAAGAATCAAGTGCTTTTTGTATGTTTAATTTTGACAAAACTTCTTGAAGAATGTTTTTCAATTTGTTAGTCCTCTAATGCTTTGCGAACATCTTCCCTCCACCGCATCGGCACATCATCGATGGTCATTTCACCTGCACGGATTTTGCGAACATAGATTTTTACCACGATTATTCACCTCCTGCGATGATGTCTGCCAATTCGATAACCGCATCCATCAAATCAGCATTTTCCTGCTCCAACTGTGCAATTCTCTCCTTGTCATTGGGTTTTTTGTCGATTTCAACACCATTTGCTCGTTTTAATTTTTCCTTAATATCCATTTTGCACTCTCCTCATAACGATGCTTGTAAATCTATCATGTATGTTTCTGCACTCGGTACAGGGATTTGATAATCTGTGCCGTTGCTATTTGGGAATGTCAATGTTCCACCTGCTTCGACTTCGATAAGGTTATCGTCTGTGAGATAGGCTGAAATGTCGATTTCCTGCGGTGTGGCGAGTTCATAGTAAAGATATGAGCCATTAAGCGATGCTTTAAAATCTGCAAGAGACATTCCTTGTATTTTGGTATCGTACACACCGAATCCGTATATTGGAAAATCTTCACCAACTTCTATTTCTCCTGCGAAAATTCCAACACCCCCACTTCCATACTCACTATACGAAATGGTTATGTAGTCCTTGCAAACGATGTTGGCTTTTTCGTTGTTGGTTGGAAGATTCAAGAAGAATGGGTCTAAAAAAAAGTTTCTTAAACAGAAAATTGTTTTTCCGCCATATTCGAATTTTTCCCAATGTAAACTTCCTAATTCCACCCCTCTCACGTTCTGCACGAATTTCTTCCGTTCATAGTCAATGTAGTTATACACACTTCCTGCTGACCACCCATATCCCTCTAATGCTTGAATCTCGGCAGGAATGGGATAGGTTTCAAGTGTTGTGGTATCTGCTTTCTTGCTTACTACTTCCGTTACACCAGCAGATAACATCGTTCCTACGGTTGCTTCGTAATATTCCGCAGGAAACATCGCTCTAAACTCATTGATAGTCGGCTCGTTACCACTCCCAAACATTATTGTCAAGTCGCACAACATAGGACGAATGGTTTCGTTATATGTTACTCCCTCTTCAACAACAATGCCAAGTGCTTTACTATAATCTCTACCCGTTCCCGTAATGATGTAGCTACTCTTATGGTTTGCACTGGTATCTTCGTACCCAAGTCTAACACCAATATTCTGCGAAACGAAAACAACCGCATATTTATGCTCGGCAACGAGTTTATTGTTTGTTGTTCCAACTATAGTATTTATCACGCTAAATATTGTTTTGCTCGTTGTTGCCGTTCCCGTTATGGTAAGCGAATCATTCGCCACATTTCTCTGTATAGTAACACCCGAAGAATCGGTTATTGTCGAATTGGTACTAACTTTCCACCATTGATTCCACACCAATGTTTTCCCACCCACTTCATCTAAACTTGCGTATGGCATAGCACCTTGCGATACTGTTTTGGTGTAGGCAGATGTACTGTCTGTTTGATAATCGTAAAGGTTACCTTGCAAAAGCTTTTCAACGTTGGAAATGCGTTTATCGTTTACGGAAACGTCTGCTTCGATAGGTTTAATTTCGGTTTGCACATATTCGGTTGTTGCGATTTTAGTGGAATTATCATCAGCACTCGGTGTCGGTGCGGTTGATGTTCCTGCCAATGCCGTTGTGCCACTGACAGAAAGATTGGTCAGCGAAGAATCACCTGCCACACTTAAATCATTGTTGACAACCAAGTCATCGACAGTTGTGTCTGCCAAAGTGGAATCACCTGTGACCGAAAAATCTGCATTCACCACAACATCACCAGTGAAGGTGCATCCTGCAAGGTCACTTTTTAATGCTAATGCATCACCCGTTGCTTTTGCATCAGCAGGTTGTCCTGCAATGCTCAAGGTGGTGTCCGTCACGAATGCAACGGAATTATACACACCACCATCTGCCCACGATGATGTCCCTTCATCGTAGTAATACCAATGACCACTGTTCCATCCTGCTTCGCTTCCCATGTACACATAGACCTTATTGGTGTCGGTCATCTGTGAGGAAGATGTCACCATATTCGGTGTGCCGAAATTGTCACGCAAATATTTAAACTTTTCATCGTTCTGTTTTTGAATGTAATCCCACATTTGACGGCTCGGTGGAGTTGCACCCACGAAATTCCACCCTTGTTCGTAGTTGGAATCACTAAATTGATAGGGTGTCAAAGGAGATGTTCTCGCCCATATTTTGTCAAAATCGTCCCAATTAATCATATGTATCCTCCTATGCCGTTCTTCTCCATGCGTATACAGTTGTGTATGGTGGCATGATGTTTAAGGGAACTCCACCACCCGTGTTGGTAACTGTGTGCGTATGGTTTCCTGCCGAAGATGTGGTAAGCGTGTGCGTGTGTGCTCCATTGTTTGTGGTACTATGCGTATGAGCACCTTCCGTGGATGTTATGGCATTTTTCCAATTACCATTGTATCGTCCATCGTCACCATAGTAAATGTCCGTATATCCTACATTTGCACCTGCAGATTGCCTATCAAAAGATGCCGTGTGTATATCGTTCATTGTCCAATGGTTGTGGTTACCTGAACTATTTGTGGTATGCGTATGGTTGCCACTTGATGATGTGGTTGCGGTGTGTGTATGATTTCCTGCATTGTTCACTATATGGTTGTGCGATGGCATATTGGAAACCGCAATGGTTTTCGTGGCACTACCACCCGTTGTGTTGGGTGCGTATGAATCACCATTGACGAGCAGGAAAGTGTCTTTCAATCGTTGCCATGTTCCACCGAATAGGGTGCTTGGGTCTGTGGCATTGAAAGAGATATACACGCTTCCAACAGGATAAAGTTTGCTTGCGGTGTCCTGCAATTGTGAATAAAGATAATTTAGTTTTTCATCGGTTGCACGAAACCATGCATCGAATTCGTTTTTGGTGGGCGGAGCTGAACCGACAAAATCCCACCCCGTCAGGTAGTCACTGTCACTGAAAGTGTATTCCGGCAACGGGGAATTGCTTGCCCAAACTTTTGAAAAATCAGGTGTTGGCATTTGTTAAAACCTCCTTTAGAATTCTATTGCGGTCGGCAGAATACCGATTTCAAAGCCTTTGGCATCTGCTTGGTCTACGAAACCGAAGAACGGGTCTGGTATTTCCTCTACGAAATCCAGACCGACCCCACCTGCACGAATGGTCAAATCTAATGCCCTAGCTAGCACAACATCGTTATCGGTTAATTCTCTACCGATACCAATGCCGATTTTGGCATTCCCAAGCTCCGTCAGTGTAATATAGGGTGCATTGTATACGAATTTTGCCGATGCAATGGTTGATTCTGCCGTTCCTTGTGTGGTGTCCTTTGAAACTTTGTGCCACAGAACAGGTCTGTAAGTTTCGTCATCAAGGATGCTCGTTGCGGTGTATTCAACCGCAGGTGTGTCACGAAACCTGCCAACACCAAAAGGCAAGGCATTGGGTTGGTCAAAGAATGCGAAAAATTCAAGCTGAATGCTTCCTGCGATTACCCTTGACCTGTCTATCAGCACACCGATGTTATCAAGTTGAACACCACTCCCGGTGTCAATCCATCGTTTGTTCTGCAAATCCTCAAGTGCTTGGGTCAGTTCATCCAATTCCTGCCCAAGTGCATCAAGAAAGATGTGCAGATTTGTAGATTGGGAGAATTGCATCAACAGATGGTTTATCATTGATTCTGATCTGCTCATGATATGGTCACCTGCACTCTGGTCGGATCAAAAGTTGCTACATGACGAGCATCGATGCTGATGTTGGAAGAAGAATAAGTCACACCATCGGTGCTTGCGGTTACTGTGATGTAACCGATACCAGAAACCGCAGAATAAATCGCACCCATAAACCTTTGCAGAATTACATCGTTGCCAACTGTCAAGGTGTTTCCGTAATTGATAACCGCATCCACGATCATCGTTTGTGCATTGGGTGGGAGTGCTTCTTCCGGGTACTCTGTTACAGAAATATTCAAGTAAATCGGTACAACCAAAGGTCTGTTAAAGTTGATTGTGTGTGGAAATCCCTGTGAATCGTTTATGCTCACAGATTGACTTCCATAAGTGTCTATACCTGCCGATTTCTTCTGCCAGATGACAAGACCAATTTCATCTACTTCACCACCATTCACAACCGCTTCGATTGAATGGGGAGGTCTGCCATCTGCATCGGTTGTGTCTTGATCATTTTCGTACACATATGCACTTGTCACACCATTCAGTGTCAGCAAAGCAGATGCAATACTGTCGGTCATGCCCACACTTCTGGTGTACAGTGAATTGTTCCATCGTTGCCTTAATGCGGTGTCAGATTCTGCTTCCCTACCTGTGTTGGCAGGTACATTGTTCGAAACCGCATCCCAACCTGCATAGGTTGTCACAATGTCGGTCAGATCACCAATCGCAGGTGTGATCGCCCCGGTCTGTGTGCATTCAAAAGTGACAGGCGAACCGATGCGTTCAAACGCAAGATTGTTTGTGATCGCAACCGCAAAGGTGTTCTGCTGATTGCTTTCCACAAGTTCAAGCACATCATTCTCCACATTTGCGGTGACTTCGGTGATTCCAGAACCAATAGCCGTCAACACCTGTGCAATGGTTTCACTTCCGTCTGCGGTGTAGGAATGCGGTGTGCCATCGATTGTGACAGTGTATGTTCCTGCACTTACAGATTCAATGGTAATACCTACATCACAAGCAGATGTGGAAGAAATAACCGCATTGGAATCGGTGCATTGGAAAACAATGTTGCTATTGGATGCAGAAGAAATCTGCGAACCATAGGGAATAGTTGTTCCGTCCGTGCCATAACAGGTGCAGACCACTGTGGTTTCCTCTGCACTGATTGGAGTGATACCTGCCAAAGCAGAAGCATTGTCCAAGGACACCCCGGATGCGGTGTGGGGATACATTGCACCATACACCTGTGCGGTTTGTTCCCATAAATCTGCAATTTCATAACTGAAAACACCAATAAGCTGACCAAACACCGAATTTGCTTCGGTGCTGATCTGAACACCCAATTGGTCTGCGATCCGGGAGTTCATACTTTGAATAATGTCAGCAAGTCTTTTTTGTTTGAAACCTTCTGCTGACAAACCATAGTCACTCATACCCTAACAACTCCCTTCTTGTGATTAATCCTGCGGTTGTGGTTGCGGTGTATTCCACAGACAGGATGCGTTCTTTTGCGTTCACTTTTAAATTCAACTGTGTGACGGAATCAACCCCATCAACCGACAGGATTGCATTGCGAAATATCTGTCTGATATGTTGCAAATTGGGATTTTTCACACAGATATATTGAAGATACGGAATGCCTTTTGTGGTGTCCAGAAACCATTCGTCAAGCCAAAATTGAAGGGTGATTTTAATCTGCTGACCGATTCTTTCTGCATTGTCAATAATCATCAAATCATTGTTGTGAAATACCAAATCCCAATTGTCAACATTTAAAGCTAAATCATACAATCATATCACCTCACTGTGGTTGATCCGTATTTGCACCACCTCTGGTGATACCACCATGAACATGATGCACAACCGAAATTCCGTTTACAACAAGGTCACCACCACCGATTGATACATTTGTGCCATCCGTCAATTTAATCGTCATAGAAGACGATTTTAAGACGATTAAAGCACCATCATTGAACATACATACATCATTGGGGTTGCTTTTTAAGGTGGGAACAGAATCAGAAAACAATGTCGGTATGGCATACGCATCGTTCATGGAGTGATTCCTCATGTCATCACTTTTTTCACCACTTAAAAAGTTTTCGATCTGATGGTCAGCAAAAATGATGATGCAGGTGTCACCCTGTTTGATGGGAAATGTCACCCCACTCTTCCCACCATTGCCACAAGGATACTGAATCGGCACATTGTGAATCGTGGGGAAGGGGAGTTCCTGCCAATCTGGGCAGGTCATAGTTCCAACCGGGGTGATGGATGCACGATTGGTTTGGGGATTGTACGATTCAATCTTGCCGATCATCGACACATGAATGTTTTCCCCACCCTTGCGAATCCATTCCTTTATGGCATCTTTAAACTCATTGTTTGTCTGCACTCTGCTCTGCATTTTGCACCTCAATCAGTTCCATCGTGCTTCCCCAATTCGTGCCATTGTAGTCACCACGATGGCTGACCTTTTCAACTCTGAACCAACCTGTGATCCATTTGCTTTCCACCTTGACCATATCGGCAGGATTGACCGAAGGAACTAACAAGGTGTTGATTCTCCATCCTGCTTTCTTCCTCGGTTCTTCCTTTTTCGCTTTTTCCTTTTGTTTCTTCTTGGGGTTTGATTTGTTCGACTTATATTCTGCTTGCACAATGCGTTCTGGAACACCGATCAATCCACTTTGGGGAGAGAACACAAGACCCCTGTTGGTGCTTGTGCCACCTGCCAAAATGATGTTCAGAATGTTGTTCTGGATGCTCCAACTCAACCCAAGTGCATTGCAGATTTCGGTCAATCCGTCCTTTGCTTGACCGATGAAAGAAAACCCATTCTTGTAACTTTCCAATTCACCGACATCGTCACCATAAACAACAGGCACACCCATCTCATTGGCACACCTCTGAATGATGGTTTTTGCTGATGTTCCGGGAGCATAGGAAAGTGAACAGTAAGAATCACGCAAGGCAACAGTGCCATCGGCAAGGTCAAGGGTTGTGATGCAATCTGTTCCCACATCCCTCGTGAACCCATATGTGACACTTCCTTTGAAGCAAAGGATTGATCCACCTGCTCGTTCATAACCTGCATAGATTTCGATTTCTGCATCTGCGGTTTCCACCTTTTTGCGTGTTGCTTCAGACAGGTTGTAAATCTCAAGTTTCGCCTTGTTCGACTCTTTGGTGGTGTCCTTTTCGATGGAGAAACCGATGTGCAATGAGTTTTCAAAAGTGATATTCAATTGGGGAAAAACAATCTTATAAACTTGCTTCCAATATTGCATTCACTTCATCCTTTGGAACATAACACATGGTGAATTTCCCATTCAGAAAATCCTGTCTGCCAACCGCTTGATTTCCGTCTTCATCTTGATTTACCACCACCGCAAGCAATTCCCCCGGTGGAAGGTTTGCTTGCCGTCTGTAAAACGAAAACAGGGGCAGATTAGCCACAACAGGAATTCCACGAACAACTTCACTGTTGTCATTCATCAGCACATCAACTGTCCACTGTGGAACTTTGTCATTCCATGAAAAATGCAACTTATAAGGGTTTCCGTCAAGCATGGTGGAGATTATAAAATCGTTTGCATCATACATTGATAAACTGATCATATAATCCCTCCCAAACTACGATATACTGAATAGGCACAACGAGATGCCGTCAATTCTATGCCTGTTTGAATCTGCCCAAGATTTCGCAAATCAATCTGATTGGTATTTAATGCTAAATATTTTTTGTTTTCCCTAACTGTCAAACCTGTGCCGATGTTGACTTGACTTGATGCACCTGCATCCGTGCCTGTCGCACCTGCCTTGCCAACGGCATCACCACTTGCGTTCTGCTCTGGGATTTCTTCCGTCTTCTGCGAAACAATGGTCACATGGGAGAACTCCAACCCCAACCGATAACAGAAACCATTCTGCACATTTCGTGGGAGTGGGCAGGATGTCATCACCATGTTTTCACAGATTCTGTCCGGGAGAACAATGGTGATGGGTTCGCCCTTCAGATGCACCTGCTCAAAGTATGCAGATGCTTCACCCAATCTGTCCGGGTTGCTTCCACCCATGATTCTAAAATAAGAAACAGGTGTCGGTGTGATAATGACAGTGACCGAAAGCTTCATCGGTTGACGGCTGACATGGTCTGCAATAACAAAACCACCTTCGATGGGGTGTTCCGTCACAGAAGAATCGAACGATGTGATGTGGTCAACCACACAATCGACTTGCAAATCACCGATTGTCGCAGGAACAATCGTGCTATATGTCATCATGATATGTTCCTCCTTAATCTACATCAGTTGCCACTCTTGGCATTGCTTCTGCAACATATTCACCTGCTTCTTCCCCGGAAGACACAGTGACATTGTTGGTTTGGTTGGTGTTGTTTATGATGTTTTGATATTTCTGCAAAGCACCACTTTCTGCCTTGGAAATAAGGTTGTTGAAACCACTGATGATTCCCGGTAAACCACCACTGATGGTTGCAATCAAGTTGGCAATAGTTCCCAAAATGTCAGCAATCGGTTGCAACAGGGTGGCAACCATGCCCAACACCGCAGATGCAACTCTGCCGAACATCTTCAGTGCAGGAACAACGATGTTCACGAATATTGTTCCAAGTGCAGAAATCAATGGTTTCAGTGATTCCCAAAGTGCCTTGAAATCTTCTACCATGCCCATCATTTCCGGGGTTGCCGTTCCAAATTCTGCGACCACCCAATCGATTGCTTGACCAATCAAATCCACACCTTGCAAAATCAATCCTGCGATAGTTCCAAAGATGCCTGTGGAATTCTGAATGTCAAGAATCAGTTTGCTGAACTTATTCCCCAACACTGTCATTGCCTGTCCAATCGTGGGTGTGATCTGTGCGAACTTCGTGTTCACCGCATCACCACTTGACAGGATTGCTTGCATCAGTTTTTCTGTGGTCAGCAGACCTTTTGCACCCATTTCCTTCAATCCACCAACATCGGTGTTGAAGAATGTTGCAATCGCATCCATCAAGATTGGTGCATTCTCACGCAATGACCTTAATTCATCGCCTTGAAGCACACCAGAACCCAATGCCTGTGATAACTGAAGAATTGTGGATTTCTGCTGATTGGTATCTGCACCACCGATGACAAGGGATTTCGAAACAATATCGGTCAGTTTTAAAACATCTTCCTGCGATGCACCGAACCGCTTTGATGCTAATGCGGTTTTATAGTACAAATCGCCCAAGTCTTCCAAACTTGACCTATTCTTGTTAGACATCTGATACAATGCACTTTCAATCTTCAATCGTTCAGCATCGTTTTGTGTGACGATTTTGATGCGACTTGACAAGGACATCATTGCATCTGCCGTCTGTTTGATTTCATTGACAAGTGCCATGCCACCCAAGGCAACAAACATTCCCTTCAAACCACCGATCATGGATGTCGCACCCATGCCACCACCAGAAGGGGCAGGTTGCGGTTTTCCTTGCGATGCACCTTGCACCTTGCCTTTATAGAATCCCCTTGCCGTCCTTTGTTGTTGTCGGTCAAGTTCCTTCAGCTTATTGATGGCTTGATCGATTCCTGCGGTGTCGGTTTTGATGTTCAACCGCTTTTCACCTGTGATGTTAGTGATTCTCTTTTGTAGTTCATTCATCTGCCTTGTTGTCTTGCCGATGTTGAACTTCACATCCACAGGTTTCAGTTTTTCCATCGTGGTCTTGATTTTGTTTACTGTGGTTTCTGCGGTTTTGACACTTGCGGTGTCGGTTTTAAATTTTAAAACAGTGACTAATTCACGAACATTCATCTATGCCACCTGTTTTTTACTTTGCTTTCTTCTATCGAAAAATAATTAATATCGTCCAATGCATCCAAGTAGTGATTGATTTCGACAAGGTCAACCAAGGTCACATCACCTCGGTTTACTTCCCCCATCGAAACCATACCACTATGCACCGCACGATATATCAAGATTAAAGGTTGGAACTCTTTGCGAAATTTTCCGTAATTTTTTGCTGAATCTCCTCTGCGTTTTGACGGAATCCAATCGGCAAACCGCAGAGCTTCGAAAAATCCAGATAGTTCACCTGCACCACTTTTGCCATCAAGACAAACAGATCAAAGGTGCGACCTGTGAAGATTTCATCAACAAGGTCTTCTGTCAGCCGAATGGGTGTCTTGTCTTCCTTCCTCTGCACCGCAATGTATTCCGGGTTTAAAAGGTAAGAATACAGTTTGTCAACCTTGTCAGCATCCAAGGTGTAGGGTAAGGTCTGAAAAGCAGATGCAACAACATTTGTCCAATGTTCCGTTTCGTCAGCAGATGCGATGTTCATCCCTTCCATTGCCCCACCCAATGCAGGAAGAAGAACCTTCTGCACTTCCGTCCATGCCTTTAAACTTTCCTTCGGTGGAATCAGTTGGATGAAGAATGTATCCTCACCCAACTGAAAACTTTTTCGGTTAAATCTGTCCATTCTGTGTGTCCTCCATCAATTTAGTTCAGACCACCGATGATCGCATCTTCAACATTCCCGGTATGAAAAACCCATTCCTGTGTGTCAATGGTGCGACCTTTGGATGCTTCTGGGAAATTCGCCACCCAAGATTCCGGGGCAGAAAACAGGGTTGCACCTGCTAAATCTTTAATCATCAGAGGTGCTACACCATTGCCTGTTTCACGATCATAATTGTACATATTAGACAGGTACTCGTTGCTTGTAGATGCGGTGCTTAAAGACACAGTAACTTCGAAGGTTGCATTGGGGTCTAAACTCCGTGCAACTTCACCATCAGCACCGACAAATGTCTGAAGACCTTCACCTTGCGGTGCGATGCTCACGATGGAATCTTCTGCCATGCCTTTTAATTGGCGAGAACCAAAAATGACAAGCACTTTTTTCGGATCATAAGTTTTCATTGTCAATTACCTCCCACCAACAGATTTTCGTAGGTCAACTGACCACGAATTTCGACAACATGGATTGCACCAGAAAGTCTTGCGGTGAATTTGACATCGGTCAGAATGCGACTTGCTTTCTGATTTGCGGAAATATTGCTTGCCAAAGGCACTTCCACAGTGTAACCCAAGTTCTTGTCACCATTTTCGTCATATTCGACCGGGGCAATGCCACCATTGACTTGACCCTGTCGCAGACTCTGACGGATTGCACCTTCGATGATGGCAATGCCACTATCGGTATAAGGCACTTTTTCGTTGTTCACGATTACATTCAGCACATTGACTTTGATTTCTTCAGCAAGCCAATCCCGGAAACGAATGACATCAATCCATTCACCTGCGGAAACCTTCCCGGTCTGTGTCAAGGACAGATTTCTGAAGCGTTCAAAGGTGTTGACATTCTTATTGCGTAATACAACAAACTGGGTTTCTGTCAAGGGGTCAACCTTCACACCTGACAAGCGTTTGTTCGCCCAAGTCTCTGAACCCGGAACTGCGGTGAAGCAACGAGACATCACTGCAACTTCAGGATAATCTGCGGTGTCTTCATGGTAGAAGCAGAATGTTCTGTAATAGTTGTTCAGCATCAACTGGGATGCAATGTCGGTGTTGTCTGCCCCATCAAGGACATCAGAACCACTGACACAAGTTCCATACAGTTTTTCATTGGCTTCTGCCCACTGTGCCATTGCGAGGATGTCTGCATCCGTCCGGCTTGCCAGTGCAATTCCGTAAAAATCAGAATCATACCCAACACAAGCCGTCATGGTTTCGGCAATAGTTTCACTGGAAGCACCATCGGTCTTTGTCAGGTTCTTGTCAACCTTCACCACGAATGCCGTTCCTGCAACCTGATTGGTCAGGGTCAGTGCATCGTCTGCGTACACTGCGGTGACAACAGGGTCACTTGCCATAGCGGTTG